GTGTACTTGTTCCAAGAACCACCAGGATGAACTCCTTTAAACCTATAGCCGTAAGTGTCAGGGTTATCCTCAGTGATAGTTACGATATCACCGTACCCATCGACATACTTTTTGCCTACTTTAAGTTCCATCTGTCTAGTTCCTATCATCTGTTACAAGTTCATCATATACTGATTCGTTGTCGTTGTCAACCCTCTAGCGCAGCAAATTCTGACGCCATGTCGTAGAACAAGACAAATCGATCAACTGCTGCCTGCGAGACCATATTATTGCCGCCGAGGTCGTTTGACTTGTTCACCGTCTGCCAGATAATATTGAACTGAGCTTGGCTAATATCATGGTCATCACGCAACAAATTGCAGAACTCAGTCAAGCGTGTATACTTTGAAGTGTTGTATACAGAAAGCAATTCTTTGTAGTCCTCTATTTCATGCTCGTAATCTACCAACGCATCGGCATACGCAAGAGCTTCGGGACTTTTGTGATTGGGCGACAGAAAAGGCTTGGTTGGCATTTCTGGGTATGACAGCCCGTTGCCCCTGTAGTAATCAAAATCGTAACTCATGTCGTGTACCTCTTGTCTATCTCACTCTTATAACATAGACTGATTCGTTGTCGTTGTCAAGCGCTATTTTTAGGTCATTCGACTTATTTGTATCGCTTGCTCTTTATTCGTGATGGGAACAGCGTTGCTTTTGTGCATCGTGGCGATGCCTTTGATCAAGGTGCCAGTGTACTCAGTACGCTCTTTTGCTGTGCCGCTGCTACAGATATTGTTACTGAGAGGCACTGCTGGTTTATTAGAAGAGTAGTTCGGAATCTCGTTGACGATAGCAGTGGCTTTCTTGTTGTAGCCCTTATCGTTCATCCACTTCTCGTGGCGTTCCTGTGCTGCAAGCAGACGTTTGTTCTTTGTCTTTTTGTCTTTGCTATTATATTTTGTCGTGGTCATGTATGGTGCAACTATGTGCATTGACATATTATATCATCCTGATTTGTGGGGGTTGTCGAGAGTTACTTTTCGTCACATACTCCCGACGCTGCCACAAAGACCGCACCGTTGCCGTAAAACAGTCCTTTGGCACCACACTTGCTGACGACGAAGAACAGCGAAGCAATGCCAGCAAAGGCGCAGAACACCATCCATACTATAAACATCTTAGGCATCTTTATCTCCATATTCTCTTATACTACAATATGATCATACTATGATTCGATGTTGATGTCAAGAGCTATTTTACAGGAGCATCCCAGTCTTCGGCCATGAGCCACTTGAGGTTCTTGACGTGGGTGCGGTGAATCTTCGCCTGTACGATGCCGTTGTAATATTCGTCCGACAGTAGCGCATGTCGCTTCATCTGTTCATACAGTTCAAGATAACCCATTTCACCCTTTGCGTTACAAAGATGTAGTATCTCTCTCTTAAAGTTGTCACGACCAAGTTCCTCTACCAGAAGTTTGACTTCTTCCGATGAACCGAAGTAGTCTTTCCAGTCTGACTCTTTCTTGACAACACGCTTACGTGTCTTGCCTTTGAGAGGAGCAAGTCTTCTGGTCGAGACGAACAGCTTCTTACCTAAGTATTTTTTGTTATTTCTAAGGTCGGTGATACAATAGATGAACCCGACGTAGCTTTCAATCATTTCACTGGTGAACTCTACGTCGTTTAAAGTCCAGATCATTCGTCGTCTTCGTCGCTATCGTTATCATCTTCCCAAGTCTCATCTTCTGGGATGGCCAAATGCTCGCCGCAGCAAGGGCAAAAAGCTACCTTCTCTTCGAATAGCTCTACCGCAAACTCAGTGTCACATACTCCACAAATATGTTCGAATCTTTCCATGTTTGATTATCTCCACGTTACATGTTACTTTTCTCGGGGAACTCTATAGCTCCATTTGAGTATTTAGCATCGTCCCTGGAGTCAGTCTGTAAAACGACTAAAGGGGAGACGATTTGTCCCCCCTTTATCACGGTCGTTATTGCTAGTTATCTAAGAATTACGCTTCACACGCCGAACAATTCATGATATCACGTACTAGTTCTTGTGCTGGGTTAGCAGAACGTTGGTAGTAGAAAGTTTTCACACCCAGCTTCCAGCCTTCGATAATCAGAGCATTCACATCTTTTGCTGATACATCTGGATGAATTAGAAGGTTCAGCGACTGGGCTTGATCGACATACTTCTGTCTAGCACCCGCTTGCTGCACGATTGATATTGGCGTAATCTCCGAGAACGTCTTAAACACGTCTCTCTCGTTCTGTGTCAGGAATTCAAGGTGTTGAACCGATCCGCCACGCTTCAAGATAGATTCCCAAACTTCGAACGTATCTTTGTCATGTGCTTTGAGAACTTCTGCGAGTGCTGGGTTCTTAAACGTGAACTTTCCTTTTGCAAGGTCTTTGGTGAAGTAGTTCGACGCTAACGGCTCAATGCTCGGAGAAACTTGACCAAGAATGAAACTAGAGGAGGTAGTAGGTGCGATAGCGCAACGTGTAAGATTTCGTTGGCCGTAACCGAGCATTCCTTCTGGCTCGCCATACTCAATAGCTAGTTCCTTGGTTGCGATCAAAGAACGATCATCAATAAACTTTGCAATTTTGATGTTTTCCATGTGAGCTTGGAAAGATTCGAATGGGATCATCTTCGACTGTAGATACGAATGCCATCCGAGAATGCCTAAGCCCAATGCTCTCCAACGAACAGCAAAGTTGTAAGACGATTGCATGAAAGGAATATCTTTCACTTTGCCGATATACTCTTCCATGACTGCATCTAGGAAGTAAATCATAGTTTCGACTGCATCTGTATGCTGCCACTCATCAAACGTAACGGCGTTCATAGATGCTAGGTTGCATACGAATGACTCATCCACGGCAGAAGGCAGTGCAATTTCTGAACACAAATTCGATGCCCAGATTCGGCGTTCTTTGTCTTTGAGAACTTGTGGCTTGTTGTTGTTTACCGTATCAGAGAAGAACAGATAAGGATAACCGGACTCACGACGCTTACGCAGAATTCTTGCCCACACGTCCCGCTTTTCAGAATCACCTTCAATCATTTCGGCCATGAACTTATCAGAGATACATACGCCCAGACTTAGGTTCTTGATTGAAGAACCTTCTTCACGACATTCAAGAAACTCCATGATATCTGGTGATTCGATATCGATATAAACAGCCATTGAGCCACGACGGACGTTGCCTTGACTGATGATGTCAACTGTAGTTTCGAACATGTTGGCGTAGTGAACTGGACCGTCTGCTTTGCCGCCAGTCTTAATATCGGAACCACGAGAACGAATAGCGCCAATGTATGCGGAAGTGCCTGCGCCCATCTTAGTCTGCATACCGACTTCGCCAACTTTGTTCAAGATAGACTCAACGGAGTCATCGATGAACACGCCATTACACGAGATAGGAAGACCTTTGTTTGTTCCGAAGTTGCTCCACACGGGAGACGATAGCGAATAGTAACCACGACTCATGTAGTGGTAGAACTTGTCTGCAAATCCTTCGATGTCTAAGATACGCTCAGCCGTTTTAGCAATTTCTCTTACCCGTTCTTCCGCAGTCATATTACCATCAATGTAACCCCTTGATAGGAATGTTCTTGATCCTTCGTTAGCCCACCACCAATTCTTAGTTGTGTCGATCATTATTATGTCCTCTAATTATTTTATACGGTTCTATTATTTTTGTGATGTCAAAAGAAACACCAGTGGAACAATAATATTCCACTGGTGTTATACTTAATTAAAACAAATCGTCTGCGGTGATACCTTTGCCTTTGGCATATTCGACTGGTCGCTTTTGGAAAAAGTCTGTCATGTTAGCGCCAAGTAGTTCTTCATCAAACCAGTATGTCTGGTCGATGTGGTGCTGGTTGTACTCGACTGTGCTGTTATCAAAGCCAATCATACCAAGCGAATCTTTCATTCTCTTTGCGATGAAACTCTTTAGAATGTCTGCGCTCAGACCTGGAATAGAATAGTCACCCATGATCCAATCGATAACTTTGCCTTCTGCCAACAGAGAATCGGCACACTCTTGCTGAATACGAGAATGCATTTCTTCGTCAAAATACTGCGGATATTCTTCACGAAGAGTTTGAATCAACTTGACACCAACTTGTGCGTGAAGCATTTCTTCGTTGCGAGTATATTGCACTTGCTGCGCACAATCTTTCAGTACGGCACGATTACGATTGAAGTGCATGATGATATAGAACTGGCTGAACAGAGACACGTTCTCTACGAACAAGGTGAACAGGATGATCGAATAGATGTACTGTTGCTTTGCGTCTTTGTATACTTTCTTGTTGTACTTACGAAGATAGTTGACACGACCTTTGATCACTTCTTCTTTCAAGTTCTCTTCGAATACGTGGCTCAGATGTAGAACATCAAGCAGTTTTTCATATGCTAGGTTGTGAATGACTTCGGAGTTTGCCATAGCATAACCAAGATCACGAATCGATGAGTGCGGCATATGGCGACCGATGTCTGCCCAGAATGTTTTTACTGCGACTTCAATCTGACCAATGGCAGACAGAGTGCGTACAACGACTTGTTGCTCTTCTTCGGACAAATCGCTTTTGAACTGAGAGTAGTCTGATCTAAAGTTGAATTCGTCTGGTGTCCAAAATCCCTGCCAGATGGCATCGATGAATTGTTTAGTCCATGGGTATTGGTCGGGCTTACGGGAAATTTGTTCTTCGAATAGCATGTAGTAACCTCTTTATTTTTATACCGCCATTGGCGCTTTTATATTGTCCATAGGATCGTAGTTGCGCAGAATGTAATCAGAAGTGCTTGAATTTAGCACATCAAGAAGATTTTCTATTTTAGGCAACTCTAGTGTGGGAAGATTTCGTGGTGACCGTTCTAGTTGAAGTCTTACTTGGTCACCATGATTACTATATATATGAACATCGCCGCCACTCCACACAAAATCTGCTACTTCTAGATCACAAATAGCAGCAATCATGTGCGTCAAAAGGGCATATGAGGCAATATTAAATGGCACGCCTAGAAACATATCGGCACTACGCTGATACAGATGACAGCTTAATTTACCATTTATGACACGAAACTGAGACATCGTATGGCAAGGCGGTAATGCCATAAGATGTATCTGTCCCGCTGACCACGCCGATAGAATGAGTCTTCGTGAATCTGGGTTGGTTTTAATTTCGTTGATAAGCCATTCGATTTGATCGAAGCCGTGTTTGACTTGACCGTAGAATTCAGGTTGCCACGATGAGCCAGCAAAGTTGCGCCACTGATATCCGTATACTGGTCCTAACTCCTTTTTGAACAGAGTGTTTGTGTAGCCTAGTCCTTTACCTTGCGCATCAGCATTGGCTGTCCAGATGGTGTTTTTGCCGACAAGTTCTGTTCGGTCTTTTTCGAATGTGATTTCTGCAAGTCTGCGTTCGTCTGTGCTTCCTTCGAGGAACCAGAGTAGTTCACCCACGACTGCACGCCAAGCTAACTTCTTAGTTGTAACAGCAGGGAAGCCCTTTGTCAAGTCAAATCGCATCTGATGACCAAAAATAGACCGGGTTCCTACGCCCGTTCTATCTGAACACTCTTCGCCGTTGTCAAGAACATGCTGTAGTGCATCATGATACTGTTGCATTTTTATACTTCTCTAGTTGAAGGCCAAGCGCTTCGCTTACTCGTGCATCATACAGTGTGAACGAATCGGGTATCGTAATACGTGTATCGCAGTCATAATCGCCTGAGATACGGCTGATCCAAATCTCATCACACATAGACACTGTAGCAGATAGAAGGAGCCCACCACCGATGATCCACACATCTTTATTGATATCTCGAAACATCTTTAGATATTTTTCTACATCGGCTCGCTTCACGATCATGTTAGGTCCATGAATAACTTCACGGTCTGATACGACGATGTTATATCTGTTAGGAAGGGGCTTCGGCATCATAGGGTCATCCCAAGTTTTTCTGCCCATCATAACAATCTCACCTGTAGTAGTCTCTTTAAACCACTTCAAGTCTGCTGTGTTCTTAGGCCATGGAATAGTGCCATGACGACCGATGCCGCCAGTAGAGTCGCAGGCAAAGATAGCTCGAATCATTAACGGTTCTCCAATAAAGTCAGTTGATTACAGTCTCATGTACCACATTAACACGCATCAAAGGCGATGTCAAGTGCTATTTTTCTCAATGTGGTCTAGCATTTTCTCCAAGCACTGAGTTGCAGCTTACCTTGCAGCCCAGAGAATGTGTTGTTGTCGATAATCATCTGAACATTAATAGGGTCAACGCCAGATAGAACCATGTCGTTAATATCTTTGTCTACGATACCTGATGGCCAGATACAGACTTTCAATCCACGATCAAGTGCCTTATGCATACGGTCGCATATCTCTTTATTTCGAGGCTCGTTGTCGAATATTGTAACAGAGTTCTCTTCATTAGGAACAGTAACGTCAGCACCAGCCATAGCGATGGTATTATCAAGAAACAGGCTGTCGATTGGACCTTCAACGATTTGATACTTTTTATCAAAGTCGGCAGTGTCCATGCCAAAGATTTTTGCTCGTTCTTCGTCAAGCATGATAGTGATATAACGTAGAGAAGTTTTATCAAACGCTCTGCCTTGAAAGCCGAACAGCACACCAGCTTTATCGATGAAGGGCAGAATCAGTCGTGGTGCATCCCTGCCATTGTCAGGCAGCTTGCCAGGAATGATACTGTTCACCCAAGAATTGAACTTAGGTGCGTAATACAATTTGTAGTGTTTTGATGTGGGTATCTGTCTCTTCTGTATATATGCTTTCGCTGGATGATCAGGTCGCAATTGACTAATCTTCTTAATACTCAGAAGGGGCGATCCTGACTTTTTAAATACAGGCACCTTATGAATCAGCGTATCAATGGGAGATTTGATTTCTTCTATTTGCTTCTTTAGGATATCTTTGTCGAGGCGAGTATCGATGATATAATCATTGTAGAGAATAGGATCAATCTTCTCTAGGAACCTTCGCAGACCCATAGATGCACCACAGTTGTGGCAGTACATGATGGCGGAGTTGTTCTTCTCTAGAATCCAACCTCTTGTCTTGACTTTAGACTTGCTAGAGTCACCACAGATAGGACAACGGAAGTTGACACGATAGGGATTGGTTGCCTTGACGGAGAACCTCTCAAGGCGGTTGGATAGCAGATTTGTATACTTTAAGTCAATATAGTTCATAATCACTCCATAGTATTTGAATCACATTAATATGATTATACACGATGGAGGGAGCTTGTCAACCAAAAAATGCCGTGAACGGGTCCATTTTTGACAAAAAGAAGCCTGCGACCGAAGCGCCGACCACAACAGCCCACTTCCACTTTTCAAGCATGGCCACTCTATCCGACATCGCTACGATTTTGTCGTTGCTGTTGGCATCAAGTTCTTTGATAGCTCTAAGTAGCTCTTCCTGATTCGTCTTGCGATCTTGTATGTTCTCATCTTTCATTTCCGACATACGTTTATGCAGTAGCTCAATTTCTTTCTCGGAAAGTCTTTTGCGCTCTTCAACGGACATTTTTAGAAATAGTATAGACTCGTCATGTACAGCAAGTATCTTAGAAATGCCGTTAGACACGTCTGCAATTTTATCGATAGCAGTATCCAATTTGCTCAACGTAAGTTGTATATTCGATACGTCTCTTTTTAGTAGTTCGACATCTGTCTTTAAGTCAGGGTCAGCCATTATTATTCTCCCTTACTTTTGTATATTCTTTCGCTTATAGCGCTTCATTTGCGCAGGAGTAAACCCTGGCTCTCCTTTTGGTCCGACGCCGATGCCCGCAACAAGACCGCCACCGGCAGACATCGTTCCATCTTCTGCGAAGAATTCTTCAAATTTTGTATTGACATCTGTGTTTTCTCTGATATAATCGATATATGAGTTTATAGATACCATAGCAGCTTCTTCGTTTAGCATAGAAGAATCAGTGTCTTTATGTTCTTTGATTAACCACAATGCGGCAGCATACGTTGCGATGCGTGTCTGCCCGCCAGGTACCTTTGCCAATAGCTTTTTGAGTTTGAGTACCATAAGATCAAACTTTGTAAACGCTTCACGACCTTTTATGGTGCGACTGCGTTCGTCTGCTGATTTTATAATGTTGCCTTTGTCATCGATGATACCTTCCTCATACGCCTTCCACTTATCGAATGGCGTAACGAGTTTTTTGATGAACACGTATAGAAAAAATAGGTCTATCATAATTGTCTCAACTCTTTTACTATTTGTGTATCCAGAGGTATCTCCGAATTATATATCTTTTTATCTTCATACTCTATATAGTCAGGCATATAATTTAGAAACATGACAAATGGTTTCAAGCAAGAGTGATGCTCTTTTAGCTTGAAGAACAGCATATGCGTGGCATACGGTCCAAAGCAATTGTATAAAACGATCAAGTGGTTTAAGATCAATCTGACTTTTAATTCACCTTCTTCTTCGTATCTTTTGAATAGTCTTTTTAAATACTGGAACTTTTTTAGATCATCGTAAAACTCTTCGACGCCTGAAGACTTACGCATGTCATAATATCTGGCAGCATATATCAAAAAAGACTGTTCATCAAGTAACATGTTATATTCCATATGTTATTTCAAGCGATTGGAGAGGACTCGCACCCTCTCCAATTCTATTTATAGTCGTATTATGCGTCTGGGAATACTGTATCTTCTGCATCGGCCTGGATCGAACCAGTTGCGACAAGTGTTTCGTATGTCGTGCGACCTGAACGACCACCTGTTCCGACTGTAACTTGAACCCAGCCAGAGTGAACAACGCCGGGAGTTACACCAGCTTCTGTTGTGTCAACACCAAAAACGACTTCTTTGTCGGCATGTGCTACATAAGCAGGTGATTCGTTTGCTGTTACTGTAAGCAAAGCTGCGCCAACAGCGGCATAAGCAACTTGTAGTTCAAGTGCAGTGTCGCTTTGAATTGACGCAATTGTATACGGAACTGTGTCAATGACAAGTGTTTGTCCTACTTTAAGTTCTGTAGTGAAAGCAGTACCAGCGCCAACGATAGCGGTATCATTTTGGACTGTCGTGATCGTGCCAGTTACAGACTTGGTGTCTTTATTTCCCCATAGTGCCATTTTTGGTCTCTCCTTTTTGTGGGTTATGAAATGTACATGTTAAGTTCGTAACGACCTTGATCGTAGTATACTTGCATTTGAAGTTTACGCTTTGTTTCTTTGCCGTCCTTCATAAGATCAATCGTGTATGTGTTTGTCTTACCAGTTGTAGGCTTACGTGGTCCCATTGCAACCTTGCGGTCGTAATCTTCTTCGTCTACTGTATATCCACGCTTTTCAACTTGCGACGTGGCGTGCTGAACTGCGGAAGAAAATGTTTTGTGATTGACTGTGTAATCGTTTTTTGCTTCATCAAAACCTTCGATTTCTTCATTCACCTTAATGAAGCTCTTTGATGGTTTTCCGCCCTTAGATGACATATCAATTTTGTATCTGCCTGACTTTAGACCAGCAACGCCAGTCTCTTTCCAAGAGTCGTCGTTTTGGTTACCGAGGAACGCACCCATCGCATTTGCATCTTTGAATGACTTTACTTGTACTCTATTGGAAACCATCTTGCCAGGCTCTTTTGTCATGTCCTTGTAAATAGATACGGTAGCTTCGTCAAGTTCCGTCTCTTCTTTTGCAATTGCCTTAGAGACTGCTTTGCGGCGCTTGTGTAGATATTCATCTGAACTATCAGAATCGCCATCATTATCGATGTCTTTGTCTTTACGGTCAGCGAACTTCTTTTTGAGTGCTACGGGATCAACAGGATCAAGTGCAGCTTCTTTGACGTATTTGCCGCTTCTATTCATTTCGTAGCCCATGTCAGAAAGAACTTTAGTCATCGCCGGCTCGTATTCGCTGCCTTTGGTCAACTTCATTTTCTTGACTTTTTCTTTTGCTTGTGCAACGATGCCGTCAGGGATACTATTGTAGTTATCGCCACGCACGACATTTGCGTCAAGTTTTTCGGCTAGTTGAATCTTATCGATAGACTTTGTGATTGCCGATGTTAGGCTTTCTGACAAAGAATTGTTTGTTCTCTTGTTCATTATTATCTCCGAAATTGAGGTACACTGTTATTATTGTATTTATCAGTTGTCTACTTTAGCGCCTGCACGCCATTGATGACACGACCAATACTTGGCTTTCCATTTGGGACCAGGATTATCACATCCGTGTCTTGCTCTAAAAGACGCTCTACGTGCAGGGTCGTCTCTTTTGATTTCCATGTTTGGATCGCCAAAGGTAACTTTAACAACATTACCCTTATCGTTTTTGACATATACTCCAAACTTCTTTGTAGAACCGCTGGGAAGTCGAAACGGGTCGTTAAGTGTTACCTTACGGCCCTCGTGTTCCGACTCTTCCACGATATGTGCTTCGTCGCACTGCATACAGCAATCTGGTGTTCCGCATTTGGTATGCTCTAGAAATGACTTGAAAGATTTCATTCTTCCATTCTACTCTGTAGGTAGTTTGCAGACGACATGATGTGGTCTTCTGCGATGGTGAGTTTAGATTGAATCCACTCAGGAAGATTTGTATCATCCTCCATCAAAGTCAACATAGTCTCAGCATTGCGGATAATGGTGCGAAGTTGAACAACCGCCATAGCGCCTTCGTAGTCATACTCGCCTGCGTCTTGATCATAGTCGTCCATGTCCATGTCGGGCATACCATATTCATCGTAGTCTTCTTTAACGAATTCGTTGAACTTTTTCATTTTAGCTTACCTCTCATCTTTGATAGCGTTTGCGGTCCAACAACACCATCGTCAGTTAGTCCGTAGTTTCTTTGAAATGTCTTGACTGCGCCTTGTGTGCCTCTACCGAAGTCGCCGTCTACAAAAAGTTTCAGTAGTCGTTGAATCTCTTTAACGCCTTCGCCATTTGAACCAAGTTTGTATGCTGCATCGCTGGTCGATTCTAAAATAGGTGCTGGCTTCGAGACTGTTGCTGGCTTCGAGGCTGTTGCCGTCGCTTTGCTACCGAGAATTTTAATCGCTTCATTATAGCGCTTCTTACGATCATCAAGTCCGATGTTGCCGCCATTAATGATCTTAGTCATTTTAACGACATCGCCGCTATCTGCTACTTCATTAAGTTTTCTCGTTCCCCAGAACCAGCAAGCGGACTCAATAGCACCCTTTTCTGTGGCAACATACACGGCAGCTTCGTCGGCAGTCATACCGATAGACTTACCGAATTCGTTGTAGTTACTGCGACCAGTCAATTGCTTTAGACCACGACCACGAAACTTCCATCCGTCGCCATCTTTTACGTTGCCAAGTGCGCCTGATTTTGATCTATAGACATCCATATAAACATAGTTGGCAATCTTCTCAGGATTACGTGCATACTCTTTAGCATTGCGCTTCGATCCGGCACCAAAGTAACGACCGAATACTCTTTTCAGTGCGTCTTCGGAATAGTTTAAGTTCTCTTCAAGACTATTGAAGTTGTTTGACTCGTGGGCGCATTGCGAGACGAATGCCGCAATACGTTCTTGATTGTCGATGCCGTACTTCGGAAAAATAGCCAACATAGCTTCATGCCAAGACTTTACATTCTTGTTAGTCGGGATCATTGCCGCTAGGTGTTCTTCTTTAAATTCAAAACTCATTTTATTTTCCTCAGTATTAATATGTAATAATTTTGTCGGGCGTCTTGAAGTTCTTCTTACGCATAATCGTCTTCATGACTACATCAAACTCATCATTTTTTGAGTCGTATGTCACAGCTACAGGAATATTAAGGTCAGTTTGCATATCTTTGATGACCGCTTCTGCGCCTGCTACGCCTTTGAGTGACTTGCCTTGCTTTGCGTAAATCTTCTTAATGAATTCTGCCAACTCTTTCAGTGTAATGCAAGGAGTATTTCTTTCATCACTCATACGGTCACCGAAGTGACGTGTGAAGTTGAAGTCAATGTCATATTTCTTGAAAAGATTATCGACTACTTTCTCGAATTCCTTGATCTGCTTCATGCCGATAAGCTGGCATTCGGATTCCATAAGCGCCTCGAATGCTTCATTGACGCTTGCGCCGGGAGTGTCTTTCTTGTACTTCTTTGCCAGTTTAGACGTGCCTTCTTCGCCAGCGCCGCAGCCACAATCTTCCAACATGTCTTCGAGTCTTCCGGCATCCATATTGGGATAACTTCTAGCAACTTGTGCTGCGTAGTATCCGGTAGAATGTGATGGTCCTTTAGGAAACTTTCTAGCATCTTTCTGTCCCGTGACTTCTTTATCTTTACGATCCAATACCGACTTTAGAACTTTTGCGGCAGCGGCATACATTCTATCTTCAGGTGAAGTTGCTTCCGAGGCGTCCTTAAAGTCTTGGTTTGTAGGTGCGCCTTCGCTACCTGGCTTGCGCATCTTCTCGCCTGATCCGGACTTAATGCGCTTCTGCTTGGCATTGATATTGTCCCATAGACCAGGCTTCTTTACTTCGGACATCGCTTCTTCTCCGACATCTAATGTCTTCGGATAACCATCTTCACCTGGTTTCTTAGGCGGTAAACCTTTATTGCGTCTTTTACGAATATTATCCCACAAGCCAGGTTTATTCTCTGCAATTAAACAACTCACGTTAGCAAAGCCTTGCTGTGATGGAGTATCAAAAGATGATGATTCGTTCCATAAGTCTACACCAGATGTATATGCTTCTGTGATTTCGCTAAGAGGTATGTTGCTATTCTCGGACTTTTCGAACAGTGCGTTCTTGATCTTATTTTCGGCCATATCGATACTCCTGTAGATTTCGTCTGAAAGAGACTCGATCATGTTAATTAATTCTAAATCTTCGTTCTTCGACTTATACATCTTGAAACGCTTATCGATTTTCACCGTATTATCCTTATAGAATAATTCGTGGAATTTCTTTGTGGCTGGGTTATTCGTGCTTTCGGACATCACTTCGAATTCTTCTTTCTTGGTGCTGTTGGCACTTCTAAGTCTATCTCTTTCAGCTTGTCTTACTTTCGGCATAAGTTTACGAGCGATACGCTCAATAGACTTTTGACGGGTGGCAACTCTTTTGTCGATCATCATCTTTTCAGAAGGCGAAAGGTTTGCATAATTCGAACCCTTCGTACCAGCAATCTTAGTGCGAACAGCTTTGATCGCAGCTTTTCTGGCACGAGTAGTCAACGCATCAGTGCTTGCCATTTTGCGCTTGGCTCTGTTACGTGCGGCTGCGATTTTTGTTTTGTATTTACGCATGATAAGACCACGCTTGCGGCGCTGGGCAATGTTTAGAACTGCTTCGTCTAGTTCTAATTCTTCTGCGATTTTCATGCCACCACGAACCAAGTCATACACTTCCTGTGAATACGACTGTAGCCCTCTTGGCAAACCTTTTTTGAATGTTTCGTAATCGCCCTGCGAAGCCAATGAACGCATTTTAGATGCTGACATTCCTTCAACGCCTTCTGCGTCGGGATCACGTTCGCCGGCAGACACAACGCTGATAGTATCAAACGTGTATTCTTTGCCGTTATATTTGTTTAGGAGAGTTGTGAACTCAGAAACTCTGTCTGATCCGACAACCAAAATAGCTGTGTCGAACTTACCGTCAAGAGACTTCATAACTTCGATGATAGTCTTTGCGTTGGACTTCTGAATCATATTGCCAAATGCTTTTTTAGCAAGCATTACCTTATCATCATATGATAGGGGGTTCTTCTTTGCATCTTGCGAGTGCGTAAGATACATCATTGGAGTTGCTCTATTCTTACGAGCCACATCTTTAATCTTGTCTGATAGTTTTTCATGACCGATAGTTATCGGGTTCATTCTACCCCAACCGAATACGACTGTCTTTCCTGTCGCTTCGTTTAGTTTGGGGTTTAGTTCGACGGTGTTTTTTACGAACTCTTTTTGCTTCTCAGTTGCCTTTACGGGCTTCTTATTATCTTTTTCCATTTTAACCTCATGCTGTTGTAGGTTTACCAAAGTCTATACTACATCTAATTGTTATTTATGTTCCTGTCAATCTTATAATCGATGGTCTACAAAAACAAAAAAGGACGCCGAAGCGTCCTAATTAGCGTCCTTGATCTATTTATTAGACCTGGCGTTATTCATTTTGTTTGGCAAGGTCTCTAATTTTATTTAGATTGTAGACTAAGAGAGTCAATTCTGCGCTGGCGTTCTTCGGTTTGTTTGGCAAGCTCTCTAATTTTATTTAGATCATAGCCCAAACGTCTCAATTCTGCGGTTGCCCGTGCGTTACCGATTATCTCCATCTTTGCTAAGAATCGTTTCCACATATCAATTATCTCCCTTAACAGTCTCACGAGCGATAGATGGAATCTGACCACGGTGAATTCCAAGGTCTGCAAGTTCTCTATTAGAAAGACAGGATAGCTCTTTGATTGTTCTATTGACGATACGGTTCTCTTCGATTTTAGCTGAAATATTGGCTACAAGAACCTTCAATGATGGTAGAAGGTCCAAAGCCTTGTTGATAGCAAGATAGAAAAATCTTGAAGTTTCGAGTGCGAGTGTAGACATGGTAGTCTCCTTGTGTGTGTCGTGTGATTTCGTTTTTATTTATATCACTATAACACGAAAAACACACAAGGAGTATTGTCATTATTGCAAGGTCGCTATGCGTTAGAGTGCAGCCTCAGTGATAGTCAAAATGACTGCTGGCGAAGATGGTGCGAATGCCAAGGTCGGCACCGCTTCCAAGATTACATTTACGCTACTCACTGCCCACATTAATTGTGCGTATTGTCCGGCAAGCAAACTAACTGACCAAGTACATGCAAACGTATCAAATACGCCATTGCCGACAATAGACTTTTTTCTAGTAGTGAACGGCAAATCTATACCATCACGTCGCATCCAGAAGTAAATATCTTTAGACGCTGCATTGGTAGAAGTTATTTGATATGATACTGTAAAGTTATATAGACCAGAGACTGTAGCTGTTATTCTACTATCTTCTGTTCCAGTTAAAGTAAAGCCACGAGATTTGACTACGAGATCAATAGGAATATTTGTTGGAGTGTTTATGTCAGCGGCTACGTGGTCTCCGGTGTTTAGAAACGTTCCGTAACTTTGTCTTGGCGCAAAATTAGGCTTAACTAACAATTTACCAAATGTCAAATCAACGATCATTACGACCGCAACAGAAATTGCAAGATCAGGTGCCGTCGGCTTATATTTTGTCATTTCGCCGGAGATAGAAGGGTGTACCCATAATATATCGCCAGACTCCCACACTTCTCCAACATGGGCGCCTGTCGTATCAAGCGACCTAATATTTCCAAGAACAGTTGCTCTACCAGTTGCGCCATTCGGCAAATCGTTAGTAAGAAGCCCCATTAAGAATAGAGGCTGTTGATTCTCATCGGCGGTCATCAATTCGCATAGGGGGGTTCCGTCAATGTCAGTAAGTATGCCGCCAAATCTAACAACATCACCATTCTGCATATCAAAGCCACTTGCATTGTGTACTCTGACGTATGATTCTAATCCGGTCTGTAGAGTAGAACCATCGGATTGTGTAATATCTAAACAATCTTCAAGCGGGTTCCACGATAGCATTCCAGGAATAGGAGCAATGATAGTACCAGCGGTATTTAATTTTATGGTCCTTATTTCACCAACATCTTCGGTGAATTGAACTGTTTCTGTCTCTGCGTCGTATTCCAAAACCCAATTGTCATTACTAGGAGTCATTGTTCCGATATTAACATCGTCCAAGTCTTTGAAAAATGCGTCTGGATTAGTTCCGCCATATCCACCGATAAAGCCGCCTGAATCTTGAGTCAGTAGAAGAACCATCGACATACTTGGTCCGACTGTATATTCTCCAATTGGCACAGTAGTTCTAATATCTACCTCTTGTCCTCCAATCACATCTATCATTGCTTGTAGTGATACTGTGCGCCCAGCGACAAGAACCTCGTTAGTAGAGGTTCTATAAGAATCGTCAATCAATTCGCCATCTACATAAATTCCAAAAGAGATTGCGCCAAGCGCATCAACTCCCGCTGGATATATTGGAGCAAGCACCGTAGCCGGTTCAAATCCTGTGATCGAACCTGCATTAGTTCCGATACTAAGTGGAATTCTACTTGGCCCAGTATTTGATATCGCTCCAACGGCCGCAAATAACGAAAATAAAGCAATCGTGTTAACAGGAATATCAATTCTGCTGACGCCAGTTGGCTGCGTCATAGTAGTTGTATCACCAAGAGTGACTGCACCATTGATTGCGAGCAAACGTCCATTAATATTAGTATTCGCTCCTGTGCTAACTGCCGCTTGATTTGTAAGCATACTGCCTATCATCGCAGTTTGTGCGCCCGTAGATGCTGCGCCCTCTGACACCCACCAGACATTAGTAGTAGTGCCGCCGTTTATCATTCGAACAACAGAGGATGCGCCGGTAGTGAATGCGCCCGTACAACGAAATACGAATAATGCCTTAGGGTTGCCGCCTGCGTCAAGCGTCAATGTGTTGACAATATTCATCGCCCCGGCTATTGTGTATATTCCAGGTGCTAAAGTTTCGTTGCCGAATGTGGGAGCATGATTAGTAACAGTCGGTGTCAGCGCCATAAGCGTGTTATACAGAGCTAATAAATCATCTGCCGCAACTTGCGTTACGCTTTGCAGCTTATCGACCGTGTATTCGCTGCTGTACGTTACCAGATATCTACCAGTTCCTGGAAATAACGTCATATCAGTAATTACAGATGTCAAACCGGCTTCAACGATATTTGGATTAAATGCGTCCGTGCTACGGGCAACAGAAAGCTCTGCCACTGCCGCCTGCGCAAATTGGAATTTCGTAGTTTCTGCATTATATTGTAAATACATGCCGTTATCGATAGTGGGTCTATCAATATCATCTAGGTAACGCAGTTTCGTTTCGCCGCCACCGCCCATTGTTGACATCTGCTGTTGAATTCTTGCAATGTATGTTTTGTAATGATTTTGAAGATCGTCAAATGTTACGAATTTCTGGTCGAGTGGTGTAAGAGGATCGGACGTTTTTGTTGTTGTAGTGCCGCCAATAAGACCAAGATTAGCTTCGACTATTTCTACTAAGTTCTTACTAGCGACTTGTTCGGTCGAAACGACGACTTGTTCACCGACAATTTCGGCATCAAGAATTTCGTCACGAGGAATCTCTGGCTTATTCTCGGATAATTGAGACATAAGTTTACTAAGAGTGCCAATCACCTCTTGTTCGGCCAAAGCCTTTTGTAACTTATTCTCAAGTTCGATTTTTTTCTTTTTCTCTTCTTCGGCTACAAGAGAAAAGAAGTCACGTAGATTTGTCATTATTTCTGCCATCCTTTTATAATATCAGGAGAGAAGTTCGCATTCGAGAACTGGAGACGATCTACAAGTTTAATTGCATTCTTACCAGTATGATCAATAGCAACGAAGCCCTCTTGCTCTGTAACTTTGTATCCGTCGGCAGTTCTCAGAAATGTGCCAATTGATTTTGCTTTGTCTAACTTGCGAATGATCATTAACTTTGCATCTACAATAAGATTGTATAGATCAAACAGTGCAACGACCTGTGCTTTAGGTGTGTTTGCGAAGTAACTCATGACGTTCTTTTTCTTGATTTGAACGCCTTGTTTGCCCTTCTCAGTCTTTAGTTTGTCTTCGTCTTTTTTATATTTAGCGTCGATATAGCCGATCAAACCATCTACGAATGCGGAAGTGTTCTTGATCTTCTGTCCTGCTCTGACATAGGTATTGATATACGTTTTCGTCAACACCAAAAGATCATCGTTGTCTGTGATGCCTTGGAAAGTAGCTTTATTGATCGTATTGAATTTCGATCCCGCTGACGACAGAATACTAGTTACAACCTTTGTCTCATCGGCAGTGAACGTGGCAGTTCCTGACAAGTCACGATACATCGCATCTACTGACCAGACCGAACTTGTTTTTTCGAGACTTGAAGCAATCTCCTTTCCAAAACTCGCAGACATTGATTCAAAGCTGTCTCCTCGGTATGTTGTGTGCCAGACCACACCGATTCTGGAGGCAAGTATTTGTTTAGCAAGTTTGCTTTTCTTTGGTATAGCGTAAACAATCGTATTAGGGTGGAAAGTAATATGCGGTTCACCGTCAATGTCAACCGTCTTGATATCTTCTTTCGAATAGAGGAAATCACCTTGTACCACTCCTTTAATTCCAAGTTTTGGCAACTCAGCAAGTGCCAATTTCATTTTATTGTTCAAATCACCAGAAGCAATGTCGGCATCAATATCTGCATTGCTCTTATATACTTTAGCATTCTTATTAAAAATGCCTTTCTTCGCCACAAAGAACTTGCCATCCGAAGGATCAGTTCCGGCGAATACGGCTGGCGCACCGTCCCATTTCACAGTGACGTTCACTTTACCGGCAGACTTGCCCGCAAGCATATCACGCAGATTACGAAGATAGTCGATAGACTGCCTAGCACCATCTACACCAGCATTAAGGATATTATCCTCAAGGTGTTCCATGTGGGTATTCTTGGATTCTGCGAGATACTGGATAAACTTCATCACTTAGCTCCGAATAATTTCTTTACGTCTTCTGGATTATCTAGGCTATATTTAGACTTGATATCCGTCTTCAATCTGCCTTGACAACGATAGCCAGCGCCGACAACCCGATAGTTTTCGCCTTCGATTTTTCTCGGTGTACTTCCCGATGGACCAAGCCTGAATTCGATATTCACAGAACCTTTGTACTCCGGTATGTCTAGGTCGAGTGGATTACTGCCAAGATAAAACAGACCTGCTTTGCCTATCTGAATGTAGTAGACCTTCTTTCTGTTGTACGCTTTGGCGATAGTTTTCGCTGAATCGAAAGACTGTATGGCGTTCATCTTACCAAGATACCCGGCAGCTTGTGCCGCTGACCAAGCCTCTTTTGTCACCGATCCAAAGGGAATTGAATACGGAATCTTCGCATGTAATGACAGTGGTTCTTGTTTCCGAACGAAGTTAACCCAGTCCTTTAAAGCCTCATCTTGCTTCTTAGCTGCTTCAATAAAGAAAGGAATTGCGTCATCGTCCACGGCATCTGGTTTGACTAATGTATGTGTCTTGTTTATCGTATCGATGCGAATAGAAGTGCCTCCCATTTGGGCGTTCTTATCTAGCTTGATTTCGATATTAAACTCTTTGCCGTTGTATGTTGCTTCGATATCGCCAGCACCTTGATTCGAGAATCCAGCACCTGGCTTTTCTCCTACGTCTAGACCTTCAACGCCCGCAGACTTCATAGCATCGAAAACTTTCTTTTCGTATACCAAGCCTCTATCGCCTACCGTTTCTTGTAGGCTATGTTGTTTAAAACTCATCATCTTAGAAATTCCTTATACGGCGTGTTGTATGTATTTATACAGTAGCAAATGTTTTCTTACAATTTGATCTTTAAACCAACACGAGTTGCACCGCCACTTGCGCCGCCGTATGTTGCTAGTGAGAAGCCTTTGAATTTTGGCAGTAACGGCGCCTTCAAAACATTTTCTGCTGTGCCGCCGCCGACGAAATACATTTCAAAATCATCTGTGGCCCGATTGTGTACAACGAAATAATCGTCACCGCCGTGTCCGAAGTGGTCTAGAATGATGTTTCTCATCGCAGTTAGTATCGTGGGAGAACTTGTCACGAACTCTTTAGGTAGATTGCCGGACTTGATCACGCCTTTATCTCCAGCAAGCCCGATTTTAGGATCACGAGATTGGTAGAAGTCCATAATACCGACAAACGTCATAGGTAAATTCATACTCTGCATTAACTGCTTAACGTTACCTTCTGGTACTTTCAGATTTTTGATATAAACCTTGGTGATATCTTCTAAAATCTCAATCTTACCGCCCACACGTTTAACTGACTTATCGAAGAATGTAATCGGTGCGGCTCTGTTGTTCGTTCCCTTAATTTCAAATTGAA